ATACGGGTCCAGTCATCCGGATACATCATGGATGCCTTCCTAACTAGATCGGCACCCTTGCCACCGTTTTGGATCTTTGCGACGGTCATCATCGGTCGTGCAGCACGCAGTCGTTCGTGTAACTTCTCCAGCAGCAGCGCGCCATTATGGCGGAGATCATCCGTAGCGAACCGGTTGAGTAGTTCTGTGGAGATTAATCTTCCAGCAGAGATGTAGTCGTCCAGGCCTGAGATAACAGACGTCCTGGATGGTTTAGGCGGTGGAGTACTCACACCAATCCGTTTTTTTACCGACCTCCACGGCGCTTTAATCATGCCTTGCGTCAACGCCCCATCCTTGAAGGCCTGGTGTTTATTTACCCCCAGCACGCCGATACGCTGCGCAGGGGTGAGTCTGGCCAGTGCCTGCATCGGTGTTTCCTTGCTGGCGCGATCGGCGGCGGTGATCTCATCTTTAAACACCACTTCAACAAACGACAGCGTGTTCGGATGCGCTGGCCAGCCGCTGGCTTCAAGTGTCGGATATACCCCCTGGCCGAGGCCGTACAGATTTTGCGTGGACAGCAGGTCGCAGATATCCGGTTTCGGGTGTCCGGGTGAGAGTAGGAAGCGTACACCAGCTGCATCTGGATGCGACAGCGCGCCTTTGGCATAGGCCGTGCCGTGTGCCCGGTTGATCTCAGTACGCATCACTCGCATCGCGTTATCCATCGGGCTGCCGTTCCCGGCGAGCAGGGCATCGGTTGTTTCTTTTCCCATCCTGTTTGCACTTGCCGCACTGAGCTTGTCTTGTATCTCGATCGGTACAGCATCACCGCGAGACAGGAATTCGCGCGCCGCCTGCGCAGCGCCATGCCCCTGAATAATCGCCTGTTCGATGGCATTCACCACAAGATCGCGCGCCTGCCTGTCCAGCCGCCAGATACGATCGGATAACTGCAAGCCATCTGCTGCCACAAAGGTGCGCACGAATTGCAGCGCTTCGTGATTGATCGTCATCGCCGCCGCAGACGACAATACCGCTTCGCTGGACAGCGGCTGAGTACCCAGATCGGCTGCGATGGCAAGGCTACTGTTGATCAGGGTATTGCGCGCATCGCTGAGTTGCTTGAGTCGCGCATTAACCTGTGCCAGCACGCTCTGTATTTCCTGTAACGCGATATTACCGTCCGCCCCGGAATAGGCTGCGATGCGCTGCGCGATGTCATCGGCCGTCTGCTGATAAATCTGCTGTAGCTCATCCAGCGCGGCAGCGTCCAGTTTCACCACCTCGCGTTGTGCAGCGATTGTGGCGCGCTTGATGGCGGCTTGCTGTGCGGTTAGGTCGCTCATGATTTAGCCGTTGCTGATGCTGGTACCGGATTCGCCCTTGCGTCCGTTTCCTGGTGTGACAGATACGCTCACGCCGCGATTGCGCGAGACAGGCGCAGTCTTTGGATCAACCGGCGGAGCTTCGGGCGCGTTCGGGTCAGGGTAGGGGGTGTAATGCTGCACCTCCCACTCGCGGCGACGCTCGACATAGGCCGGGTCATAGCCCAGTTCTTCCAATACCAGCCCTTGCGGTAATCCCAGCGCCTTGAGTTTCAAGGCGCGATCCGTAGTCTGGCTCGGCGTCTCGGTGCGGCGTTCAGCAAAGGTCACACGGAAATCCTCGTTGTCAGGATTAATTCCCTTGAGCAGTAAATGCAGGCGGAAACCGGATTCATACGCGAATGATAATGTGTCCTGCAACACATCCACTTCGTCGTAGTAGTCCCGCTTCAGGTCTTCCAGAATGTCGCGCGCCAGCCCGTCGGTATAACCCGCCAGACCTTTCGGCATCGGCGATCCGGAAAAGAACGTGTCCAGCAGATGCACGATGTCTTTCATCTGGTTCAGATTGCTGTCACCCTGAATCGCAGTTACCCCGCCTTCCTTGTTCATGTAGTAATCGGTGATTATACCGTCCGCCTGGTCTTTCTCCACCTGGGCGCGATAGGTCGCCACATCCGCGGCGCTAGCCCCTTTCAGCACATGCGCCATCCGCAACGGTGCGCGCATCCTGCGGCGTATCACCAGATCCTCTTCCGACATATTCAGTTTGCGCCAGGTGGTGCGTGTTGCATCCAGAAACGGACGACCTAGACTGCCCATATCGTCGAAGTTGTCCGGGTCAAAGCGGGCATGATGCAACTGCCACAGCGGGAAAGCGGCCATCTCAGCGCCGGTCATGATGTCGAACTGGATGTAGGCTTTCTGCACGTCTTTGAATAATCCATCGATGCCGATATTCGGCAGGATGGTTTCGGCCGGCATTCGTACCCCTTGCACCACGTTAAAGGCGCGATCGAGCACCCACTGGTAAGGAAGATTACCCTCCATCACCAATCCGCGTGCGTCCGACTTGAGTTTTTCAATCCGGTTGAGCTGCAAGTTGCGTTGAAACACATCCCATTCACGCGACAGTGTCTCGTTAGCCTGCCCCTGTTGCATGATCAGACCGCCTTTGACTGTATCGCGTGCGATGCGGCTGTGGATCCGCTTCACCCGGCCGTCCAGCTTGTCCATCTCGCGAATGTCAAGAATTGCCTGACGCAGATCGGGATCCACCCACATCAACCGATAGGCATATTTGAGCTGGTCTTCCGGATTCGGACGCCGCCCGATCTCGCTGGTCGGCGCGTTCTGTGTGGCGTTCTCGTTCGACAGCAGTTGCGCCAGCGTTACTCCGGCAAATTTCGCCGCCGCGCTCTTCGCCCGTCCTATCAATCCATCAAGCATTCCCATCTTGTCCCCCTATATCCCTAAAAACTACCTCACCAACACTGCGCCATCCGTCAATCCTCCCCGCCTTGTAAAGCTCTTTAACAAATTCTTCCATCTCCGGCATATGCAAGTGCACCATCTCCCGATTCCTCGCGATCACAACTTTTTCCCTGTCACTCAGTTCCCTCAACTGATGCGGGATCGGATCAGGTTTAAGCAATGCGCGTCCACGATCCTGTCCGTATTTCATGCTGCGATCACTTTGCCAGCGACGGCAAAGTCACCCCCAACATCTGTTCACGTGTCTGCACGCGACCGCTGATCACCGTCGGTACATCGGCCGCACCGCGTGTCACCAGCGCCCAGACACCGGCACAGGCTGCATCGAATAAGTCATCGCCGATCTTTGCATTTACCATCTTGTAGCTGGAGTAACTAGCCTTGGTCGGCAGCGTTTTTATATTGCCCAACTGGCGCACGAATAGTATCCAGTCAGGCGGGCCGGATAGTTCTTGTGACGCTGTGCCAGGTGGAAGCCAGACCACATTTGCCGCTCCTTTGGCTTCAGCAATATCTCGGCTGTCGTCAAAGTAGGGAATCGCTGCCTGCCCATTGTGGAATGCGGCGCGCAGCGCGGTCGCCATACTGTGCTTGGTCATGCCCTCGAAACGGATTGGCGCAAATGGCCACTGCGTCCAGGTAGTCGCGGTGCTATCGCCGTCACCGATGGTGCGCCGGTCGATATCGGTAAGACCATGGTTGTATAGATCATCGTTCAGGCTGGTCAGCATACCGATGCCATAGGCATCGCCCATCGCATAATCCGGCCTGAAGTACTCCCAGAAACCGCGCAGATCGCGCTGTACCACGCCGTCATCGGTACCCGCCGGCCATGTCTTCACGAACGGGAAGGTAATGTAGTTGCCGATCTGCTCGCTCACCACCAGCGCCGACTTGGAAGCCTGCAGCGTTTCACCGTGTCCGGAATGATCGTAGCCGAACGAAATCAGCCCGCGTTTCTTGTAGCGCATGCCAGGCACCGGTTCGGCTATCTCCAGTTTTGCTTGCAATCCGACCGACATCGCCTTGCGGATGTACTTCTCCCAGATGTGGTTCTGCGCGCTGACGTTTTTGCAGAGAAATTGCCTGATGAACTCACCATCGGGAAGTTGGGCGCGCATCTCCAGCATAAATGCCTGGTTGAGAATCCCCATCTCCATGCCCAGGTACACATTCACGATCGGCAGCAGGTGGTATTGCTTCGAGTCGAGCAGTTGCTGGATCACGTCCGCGCCTTTGAACACGCCCGTCACGCGGATCTGCGGCTTAAACGAAATTCCTTTTTCTGCGCCCATGCGACGGGCAGAACCCAACATCGGAAGAAATCGCGACATCAGGCGATCGACTGGCATGTCATCCACCTCCTCAATTGAGGCGTAGCTGATCGCGTCCCCGTCGATCTGGCTCATGATCCCGTATGCGCTGGCTTTGGAAAGGTTTACGAACTGATATTTTGTATCGGACAGCTGCTCGCGTCCGCTCTTATATTCGATGTATGACTTCAGGATCGGCGAGCGACGTATCGCTTCCAAGTGATAGTTCAAATTGTTTTGCGACTGCTGCAACCTGGGGGCTACGATGCCCAGCTCTTGCGCAGGGGTAGTGGCGTTGTGCTTGAGCGCATGCAGCTCCTTCACCGCCGTCTTTCCCGTCCGTCGGCACGAGACATCAATGGTGTTCGGGTGATCATCCATTTCAATGCACTTCAACACCTGTACCGTATCCAGCTCGACGTTGTGCACATGCTTGTGCCACAGCGCGTGATCGCCCTTGTAACGCATGATCTCCACCTCGGCACGGTTCGAGAGACGAATGCGATCACTGGTGCTGACGCGACTCACGACCCACCTCCTTCCTGCTGATATTCGATCAGGATCGGGTCATCGTTAGTCTGCTTATTCGCCCGCTGGATATTGTCGGCCATACCGGAGAGCAGCGTCATGGTGCGCTGGCGGAACTCATCAACGCCTTCCTGGGCAATCTTATTATGTGTGAGTTTGCCCATCTCGTCTTCTTCAGCCTCCAGCACCTTCTGTGTCATTCCCATATCCGACAATGACAAATCTGCGCGGCTCAACATTTCACCTAG